GTGGCCCGAAGTTCGCACAAGCCAGTTGGTGACCAGAAGGTTCACCGTACAGCCTGCGAAAGCCGGGTTCATGCAGGGAGGTGTTTACGAACGAGTCACTTTCAAAAAGTGGTTCGAGGCAACATATAAGTACTATTTGCCCGTAGGTAATTCCCAAGGCGAGCAGATCGCTCGTTATGGTTCCTACGCACGTAAACTACTCGGCGTCGGGTTCAATCCCGAAGCCGTGTGGAATTTAGCTCCCTGGAGCTGGGCCACCGATTGGTTTCTAAATACTGGAGACATAGTCTCCAATATAGGAAACCTCGGGGTGGATGGTGTGGTGGCGGATGGTGCATACATTATGCAACATTCGCAGTACTTTTACCAATTATTTGGCCGTCTTGAAAATGGCCAAGGTGATACCAGTACTGTGCAAACTATCGAATCTAAGATTCGATTACCTGCAACACCTTACGGATTCGGCGTAACTTATAATGGACTAAGTCCAAAGAAAGTCGCCGTTATTGCTGCTCTTGGCATGTCCAGGTGGTAGCAACGCGGGCTACGGAAAAGCTCCGTAGTTTATACACCCACGTCTGAGCTAAGCTCAGTCCCTCAAGAAAGAGATGCCTCACAATGGCTTTTGCCGATCCTCAGTCCGTTACGATCAACGCGATTGCGTATCCGATGCCGCGTACGGGAACTGGTCCCACTTCTGGGACGTTCACACACGCGGATAAGGTTACGAAGCTCTCGATCTCTCACCGTAATGGTAAGAACCGAGACAACCGCCTGATCCGTCTGGACCACTCCAAGGTCGGGCCCGATCCTGTTACTTCGGAAGGGACCCGATTCGAGTCAGCCGTCTGGCTGGTGGTCGATGCTCCTGAGGTGGGTTACACCATCGTGGAGCTGAAGCAGATCGTGGATGGCTTTCTTGCCATGCTCACTGCTTCGAGTGGTGCCAAGATCACCCAGCTTCTGGGTGGCGAGAACTAAGAGGGGCGCTTTGCGCCCCTCTCGGTGGCTCAAGAACTTGATCGAGTTTTTACTCTTTCTTTTCTTGGGCTGGTTCGTCGTTTGCATGTGGTTCTTCTTGCTTTCTCCAAGCCTTATTGGGCTAGAGAGTGCGAGTTAGAACCGCTGCAAGCTTCTTGGCAGCTGAGGAGACGAGGCTATGGATACAATACACCTCTGTTAGGAGGGATTGTTATAAATCGCCTTACGTCTCTTTGGAGAGAACTAGCCAATGAAACGGCTAGTTGGTGCCACACAAGCGCTACTGACGACTACAACAAGCTCGTCAGGCGAGTCGATTCTGAAGGTGATTCGTTTCTTACGATCACGTTACCCCAATATGCTCGAGACCTGGAACGGTCTCTTGAATTGGGCTTCATTGCTCCCTCGTCCTTCCAAGGTTTCACTAGGAAGGGGGGTCTCCCTTTATTCTTAAAGGGTTTCCTGGAGCAGATCTTCGACTCTAGTGGGTGCTTACTCGAGAATCCTAGCATAGATTGCATCTTAACGATTCGCCAGCTAACGCTGGTCTTCGGAAAGATAGAACTCGACTGTACTCCGTACAGACGTGATCTCGCCTTTGCTAAGTATCTCGAGTGTGAAAGAGATTTGGAACGTGCAGAGTTGAGTATTCCTGAGGAATTGCTTCCCCGGTTCCAACGGACTGCACGCTTTCTTTGGACAGAGGCATTCCAATGCCTCGATGAGGATGTGCATTCGCACAGCCTCATCCCAAAGCACGGGCCAGGCGCCACAGCTGATAGATTGAAGGGAAACCTAAAATTCAATCAGCGGGAGTGGCCTCTGCGTCTTGAGCGCATTGCTCCTTATGGAGATTACGCTCTCGCTTCTTGGCGTTTGCACGACCAAGAAGACCCGCCCAAATTTCTTGAACTCGGTGCAGAGCGACCTGTAAAGGTCATCTCCGTACCTAAAACGCTCAAGACTCGTCGAATCATCGCCATCGAACCAACCTGTATGCAATATGCACAACAGGCCTGCTCCCAACGCCTCGTAGAGGTGCTGGAGAAGGGTTTGTGTCGTCACCCATTGGGTGGTGGTCACAAATTTGGCTACCGGGGATTCGTCGGATTCGAAGTACAGGAGGAAAATAGACTCCTGGCTCTCGAAGGCAGCATCAATGGCAGCCTCGCTACGCTCGATCTGAGCGAAGCGTCCGATAGGGTCTTGAATCGGCATGTAGAACTCCTTTTTGACGGATTTCCTCACTTAAGTGAGTATGTTCAAGCAAGCAGGAGTTTGAAGGCCGTTGTACCTGCGCATTTTAACGTTCCAGAACAAATAGTGGAACTGCGCAAGTTCGCGTCTATGGGTTCTGCTCTAACTTTTCCCGTTGAAGCTCTGGTGTTTTGCACCATCATCTTCACCGCGATCAGCGATGAGCTAGGTATCCCACTTACACGGGAGGTAGTAAACTCCTTTCGTGGTAAAGTGCGTGTCTACGGCGACGATATAATCGTCCCCGTAGAATATGTGGATGTAGTGATCCGATACCTCGAGGCCTTCGGCCTAAAGGTGAACTCGGACAAGAGCTTCTGGAATGGCAAATTCCGGGAGTCTTGCGGTGGGGACTACTACGACGGCGAATGGGTTACACCCATCCGCTTTAGGCGTATGTTCCCTCGTACACTACGTGACGCTGATGAGATGGTATCTCTGTGCGCCTTTCGTAACCGTCTTTACTCATTCGGTTACTGGAGAACCGCAAAGTATATCGATGATGAGTATCTTCGTCCCTTAACAAGGGGCGACTACAACATCGTCGACGAAACCTGTGCGGATATAGGCCGTCACTCCGTTTTTGCCTACCGGCAACAAGGGATTGATCCTATACTTCACACACCTATGGTTAGGGGTGTGAGGGTCCGGAGAACCATTCCAGTTTCGATGCTGGATGGGCCCGGTGCTCTGCTAAAGTTCTTCCTCAAACAGAGCGAAGAACCCTCCCAAGATGAAAAACACTTGGAGCGTCAAGGACGAACTCTCGTGTCCGGCACCAAACGAGGGTGGATTAGGCCGTATTAAACGGCCTACACGGTACCGCTGTTGCGCATGCGCAATGGTTGCACAGACGTAGTTTGTGTACCGTGGGATGATAAGTGCGGGGAAACCCGTCGCTTATCTGGGAGAGGC